TAGGTAGGTGTCCTTTTACTTTTTCTGTAATGTAGTCTACATATCTATTGACTGTTTCTTCCCAAGTTTCCCTGCGTCCTGCCTCGTCTATCCATCTAGCATATCTGGATACTGCTATAAACTTCTGATAATCATCCATGTTTTTTTACTTTCACTCCCTCTAATAATGTTATTCCGTCAATGTCAAATAAATAGTCTCTTAATATATCTTTAAGAGCTTGCTCGTCACCTTCTTTACCATCGTAGTTTACAGGAAGTATATTCTCTTCTTCATCTACTTCTATGGTCATGTTCACTGTAAATTTCATTTCTCTAACTCTTCAATTAACCACTCTAAATACTGTTTACCTTTATTAAGATCGCTGATAGGATTATCTTTGTAACTATATCTGTGTATGTATTTATGTACATTACCCTCACAGTAGTATCTAAAGTTGTCCCCTAACTGCTGTCTGATGTAGTCTATACACTCCATACCGCCTTTGTTGTAGTGTGCAGGGTTCTTTACTTCATCTGTCATGTTTATTGCTCCAATCCACTCTGATAACATTGTCTTTGTTTTCTACGACCTCAAGCTTAGGTACTTTTGGTGCATGCTTTTTTAAGAAAGAAGCCATCATATCTCTAAACTCTGGGTCTATTTCCATCATTCTAACAACTTCCATCATAACTGTCAACATATCAATTATACCATCGTGCGTTACTTTGTCCCACTTATTGTCATCACTAAAAAGCAAACTGAATGTGCTTTCACCAGTTGCTCTACCAAGATGATCGGTATCAATTTTAGCAACTAGAGCATAGTCATCTTTTTCAATATAATTTGTCATGAGCCTATAGTTTTATCCTCTTTTTTCTTTCTGTCAACCATTGTTTTGGTATTTCTTTGTGTGCGTAGAGAAAGCCATGTTTGTCACACCAGTCGCAGTATCTAGTCTTAGATCCTTTGCGTAAAAGATTGTTTGCATTTTGAAATAGAAACCGTATGTCTAAGTCAGGATACTGCTCTTTTATTAACAGATGTTTCGTTCTATCGCTTGGACGTAACCACCCTTTCGCTTCAATAATAATACCATTGTTAAGAATAAAGTCAGGCTTATAGTATCGGTGTCGAACAACAGCGTATTTAATTCTGATTTCTTCATACCTTACCCTTTGCTTTACTGACCTTAGCCATTTTGCTACATCATACTCGAACTTGCTCTTTAACTTCAGTTTCGCCATTTGCAACCTTTACATAGTTAATCAAAGGAGGGTTTGCAGATCTGGAAACCTTTGAAGGTAGGACTTTTAAGTCTGACCAACAAGCATCTTTAAAAGAACAAAAGCTACATTCAATACCTAGTTTAAGATTGCCACTAGCTTTGCCGTAGTATGTCTCCTCCACTGGCTCGTAGCATCTCTCAAAAGGTTCGTCATCCTCTATGTAAGCTATAGTATCGTCTATCTTTTTAAGTTCTTCTTGCATGTTTAAATCGTCTGCCTCAACATACTTGAAGTTTCCGTTAGCTTTATTAACCGCCCACCAACCGCCTGCTTTTACTCCCCTAGCTTTAGCATACCCTGCTAATTGTGCAACATAACCAAAACTATCCTTACTCTTTAAAGTGTTAAAGTCTACAAATTTATTGTCATATGCCCAAGGAGATGTAGACTTAACATCATCCACTCTGTCATTAATAACTAAATCATAACTTCCCTCTATGTCTTTCTTCTTAGTTTTTAACACTACCTTCTTACTGTCCTCAAACTTAACCTTAGAAGCTCTAAGAAGACCTTTAAAAACTGCCTCAACAATATCCCCCAGTATCATATTAATTAAAAAGTAAGGGGAGTCTGCTTGTTTTTTCTCAGGGTGATTTTTCTCAAACCAAAGCTGACACTTCTTACGTCCAATGTTAGACATACGAAGTCTAAACTTCCTCTTATCCCCTGAGAATTGGCGAGACAAAGCGTCCTCTACATCTTTGGCTATGTGGTGGAGGGTAGCCTTGTTCATCTTGGCTTTACCAAGAGAAACTTTCTGTAGGAACTCGTGTATCGCCAACTCTGCAGGATGGTTCATCTACTCGTCCTCAATCTCAACAATAGAAGACACAATCTCCTCGTCTGCTTCAGACAACTCCTCTGGTCTTCTGTTCTCTTCCCACTTAGAAAGAGTGATTGAGTTCATAGATTCAACCCACTCGACAAAGCTATTCAGTGTTTCTTGATCGTCAGCAGTAATCTCTACTTCACTACCCAGAGATGCTTTAACCACTGCGTAAGTAGCACCACTAGGAATACTCTTTAATTCGCTAGACAAAACAAGATTGTGCTGTATAGGAAGTCGGTTCTTCCGTTGTATCGCATTGAAGATATCGTTCATAGCCTTGAAGCTATCTCTATTCTTAATACGCATAAAGAAAGGGAACTCTTTAACATCAACAGATTTACCGTTAGCATCCTTAGCGTTGTCAAGTGTACACAGTCCAAACACAATCTTGTACCGCTTGGTACTTTTCATGATGTCCTGCGTTTCTTGTGGCAAAGACGAAAAGTCTTTGACATAACCAGAAGGTCTACCGCAGTTGAAACCTCCATAGTTATCCTTTAAGTCCACACTGAGAGACTTGCCCATGACAGATCGGAGCATCCTTCCAGAGCCACCGTCAGGTCTGGTAAAGTTGTCGTCCCATCTTTCCCACTGAAACCTTTGCATGAAGGTTCTGATGGTGATCTTGTCACTGTAATACACAGTCTCGTCAGGGAACACTACTGAGTAAGAACCTGCCTTTATCACAGCTACTTCCATCTTCTCTCCATCAACTTCCTTAGTACCCATGATGTTCTGATGTACCTGCTTGATCTCTGCAAGAGCAGAGCGAGATGATGGAACAGTGTTGGACATACCCATGATGTCTGCTAGGTTTTCTTTTGTTCCGATAATAGCTAAATTGTTTTCCATATATATTAAACTCCTTAAAACGAATCAGTTGACTATACTACATAACGTCCTTGGTGTCAAGCCAATTATTTCCTATCTTAGCTTCAAGCACCATTGGTACATTTATGGTAACATCATAGTAGTCTTTTATGATGTCAATTAGGTTGTCATTTACATCTTTTATGATGCGAATAACTTGCTCTTCTTCTGCAGGGTGTACGTCAATAACAACGGAGTCATGCACCGTATTGACAAGACAAGACTGCATACTCTCTAACTTCTTGTCTATCTCCAGAAATACTATGGGGACAATATCCCCAGTAGCAAATCCCTGCACTGGATAATTCTTTATCATGGTAAAGTGTGTGGGTGAGCCACTAGCTCTACGCTCTACGTCTGGAAAAGCGTACTGTCGCCCCGATGGTATCATGATGTAGCCATCGTTCAACGCTTGATCTCCTAGACGCTTGTGCCACTTTGCAATACCTCTGTACTTGTCCATAAAATGTGTATAATACTCTGCCTCAGCTTTTGTCCTGCCAAAGCCAGTAGCACCGTACAGAGGAGCAAAGGTGTGTGCCTTAGCATCTTGTCGTGTTGTTGGCTGTCCTGCGTCAGATATAATATTTGCAGTGTAAGAGTGAACATCAAAGCCAGTGCTGACCTCTTCCATCGCAACTTTGTCTTGTGACAAAAATGCGGCAACTCTAAACTCTAACTGTGCAAAGTCTGCTTCAAGTATCTTGCCACACCTCCAACGTGAGGCAAATACCTTCTTCACTGGAAACGTACCGCCTCTTGGCATGTTTTGCATATTAGGATTACGTCCACTGAAACGTCCAGTGGCTGTAACATGCTGAGTAAGAGATACATGAAGTATACCGTCCTGCTTTGTATACGCTTCAATACCCTCAACAAAAGAGGACAGATAACTGGACACAGCACTTTGTCTCTTGAGATCAGTAAGAAAATTTTCTGCGTCTGTCATACCCTTTGACTTGGATAGGTTTATTAGTGTCTCAAGATTACCTTTGCTTGTAGAGAAACCATTGGCACTGACCCAATCCTTTGACAATGGGAAGAACCCTAGACCTGCCATCTGATTTGACTTGGCAAGTTTGTACCCTCTGGTATCACATTCGGGGCAACGATTGGGTTTGAGAAACGGTGTCCCGTCCTTCTTGGTTTTGAAAACTTTGCCCTTACCATTACAAGCATCACATATACTTGCTTTAGTTTTCACCATTAAGCTACTGTTTTCTTTGACTGTTTTGCGAAAGTCGTCTTTGTCAACAACATTCTCGAAAGCCAATGCCCACTCTTTTTTGTTCTTTACAATCCTAGAAAAGATAACTTGGCTAATTTGTTCGGGTGAGTTAAGGTTGATAGGTGTGTCCCCCATGAGTCTCTTCACATGATCCTGCAAGCGTCCCTCTATCTCACCTAATTCTTTAACAAAGTCTGTCTTAACCTCTGCCAGTGCTACTTTATCCACATACATACCCTTCATATACATTTTAGTAAGAGCTTTGCATACTTTATTTGTAACATCACGCACTGTAACGAGTGATCTGGACTCATCTGCTTGATACTCGTCCTCTAGTCGCATGTATAACTGCTTAGTAACCGCTAAATCCTGCCGTAAATACTCTGACAACTCGTCAAGAGGTATTTCATCCGTTTGAAACCCTCTCCTGAAGTAATC